TAACAGGAGTAAGCGTAGAGGACAAACGGTAGCCAGCAATGCCGGTGTCGGCGCAATGCTGAATGATGCGATTGGTGACAACGAAGTTGTTGAGGATGCGTTCGCTGAGAATGCGGATGGCGTCTGCACGGGGCAGCGACAAGAAACGTGTCAAGGTCATAGTCTGAAACTTGTGACCTTGCTCGGCAAGAACGTTAGAGATGCAACAGAGGGATAGCTTCATTTCTCCAGAAGCAGATCAGAAAAACCTAGTTCAGTCAAGGGTTTATTTTTGACTTCAAGATTTGTAACTTTTTTCCAATTTAAAATTATTAATATCAAGCTCTAGCTCTTCTTGATTAGCGGCGTATCCTTTGCCATGCCCCAGATCTAAAAGTCTTTCTTGTTTAGTTAGCTCCGAGTAAGCCATAAATCCTTTAAAAGAATAACCCTTGTCGATTTCTCCGATCATGAGGGCATACAAATCAACACTTGGCTCTTTCCACGGAGCAGCTAACAACCTGCCGGTTCTGTATTTCGTTGTTTTTACATCAATGACGAGATCATTCAGAACCGCATCACCTTTGTCGGTCTTTGAGTTTCTGACCTCAATTGAAATGTCGGGATAAAGATTAAACAGTTTGCAGAATGCAACTTCACCTCCGATTCCTTCAAGATCGGTCATTTCGTCGCTTTGACCGCCAATCTTGTTATTTTTTACATTTTTATTTCTAGCATTCTTGTGCCGCAGTTTCGCTAAATAGCGACACAATGCTTGCTCTTGTGGATTCAGCAAAACAAAATTAGATTTCATTAAATTAAATAGTAATAATCGTTGTGCTTACGGAGTCTCCGCACTGATCACATTTGGGTCCGTACTCATGAGAGTCATACTGAAAATGCTCTAAGATTCCTTGGAATCCAATATGATTATTAAAAATTTGCTCTTTCACCTTTGCGAGAACGTGATCAATGATTTTTTCCTTTTCTTCTTTAGGAAGATCATCGAATCGTTTTCCATCTACGGTAAAATCATATGCGATACAACCTTGAGTAATTACGAATTTCATTATTGTTCTTTTTTAAATTGATAAAAATAATCCCAGTTGTCTCCCGCTATCCATTTGCCTTCTCCTTCACAAGTGAATTCCTGAGTAAACACCTGCCAATCAGGTTTGTCAAGTTTTTTTGAAATAAAAGCTCCACCATCTTTCCAAAGGACTCTATTATTTGGCTGCAAAAATAATTGATTTACAGGTTTACCATCCTTATCTTTTAAACCCCAAATAACGTGACCGCATTTGTGACCGCCAGCCATCTCTGAATATCCGTAAGACGCATCTGGATTATCGCGCCAATCAATAGTAAAAAGATATTTACCTTCAACCCATTCGTGATTCTTTAGCTGAATATTAACTCTAGAATTCTTATGGTATTCCCATCGGGTTACTGAAATATCATAAGAAAAGCAATCCCAAAGCTGCAACCAATCTAAAGGTAGATTAGAGTGCTGTGGTTCATTAACCAAATAATGAATTGGAACGCGATCATGACGCGAACCATATTCTGTCATGACTTGAAACGTTAAACATCTTCTGGTTAAACTAGTGATTCCAAATACCTCACAGAGAATGTATTCTGTTTTCTTATTCTCGTTGTTATAAAGAAAATCGCTTTTTAAGTAAGCTGGAAATACAGGAATATTTGCGTTGAGATGAGGCATTAATGTTACGGTGATTTATGAAAGGTTATTCCTTTGGGGATTGATATAAATTTTCTTTTTGGATTATTTTGTCTATAATAAACGGACTCAAACCATCTTCCATCACAACCTCCTTGTTCTCTGTAATACATTGTGAAATTTACATCCATTAAATCTAAAATAATGCTCAACCCTCCTTCAGAAACGTAAGTGTGACTAGCTTGTTTAATTTGGCAAAGATCAGCATAAAGTCCATTTTTACCAGAGATTGTTTTTACTGAGCTAGGAACGAAATAAGATAACATAAAAACGCCCCATTCTCTTTTACCCAATCCATCATATTGCAGTTTTTGATTCTGTTCTATAATAAAAGGTTTTGAAACCAGAACATCAGTATTAACGGCTTCTTTAACAGGCACGTTTATTACGAAATTTTCATCTACTCCTAAATCGTTTTCTCTAGCCAATAAATACGGAATCCATCCATGCTGCAATTGGGGATAACATGGATAGCCAAAATTCATGTATTCTCCATTTATGCCAAAGTCTGCTGGATTGAATTTATAAGGTTGACCACCACATCCATAATCATTAACTTTAAAAGGAACTTTCCTTATACTATTTGTAAATGGCTGTTTCAGTGTCAATTCAGCAATATCTTTGAAACAGTCTGCATCAGTAACTACAAAGTCTATTTTTTCCCCTGTCTTTTGATAATACCAAGAAGCAATCGGCCAAGTTTGGATAAAATCCCCAAGAAGTCCGGTATGCGTAAAAATCATTTTACTCCTTTGATTTATTTGATATATATTTTTTCATTTCCTCAACCGTCATAACGTCGAGTTTTGTAGTGATGTGTTTGTAAAAATCTGGGAAATTATCTTTGATCATGATCAAATTAGAAAGAGAAGACGACATTGAGGGTCGATTCATAGAAGAATAGAGTAATTTAATAGCATCTTGGTCGCCATTAACGATCTCGCTTCTCATCTTTGGTGACAGCAAGAACCCAATCAAAGAATCATGAAAGCTCTTTATCATTGTGATAGAAGATATCGTGTAAGCATCCTCTTTGGAAAAGAAAATATCAATTGGGATTTTCCAATGAGAAAGAACATTACCTTTATAAGATATATTTACCTCAAGGTTTCTGCCTTCATTGCCCATCCAGATAACGTCAGATAAGAATGTTTGACATGAATAAAAAAAGTTTTGAATTTTTTCTTGAACCTCTGTGGGCAAGTTCCCAATCAAATCCTGTTCTGAAGCAGCCTGTCTGGTCAGTTCAATAATTGCTTTTTTATAATTTCTTTTATTTATTTTAAAACCAACAATGTTTTCAATATCTGACTTGATAAGTTCAAGCTCAGACCATACTTTTTTTTCCTGTTCTTTTAAAGTCATCATGGTAAGTTGCTTTCGATTATATTGCCCAAATCTTTTCTGTTTATTTTAAAAATCCATCCAAATGAATTTGTCCAATATTCAATATCAGAATCGAAAAAATCTTTCTGTTTGTGAACTACAGAGAAAAATTGATCCTTGTATAAAATAACTTTTTGGCTCTTGACGCCAAAATTTGGATTATCGGCTATTAATTCAATATCGCAAAGAGTTTTATAGAAAATCATGGCGTCGCCCTCAATTCAACTGCACCTTTGCACAAATAAGATTCACCAGTATAATTATAATTTAACCAGCCTCGAAATACAATTCTATCTTCAAGAAAGTCAAACTCTGATACTTCCATCAAAATTGGCTTTTGTATATCTTCGGACGAAATAACAACAAAATTTTGGGGAGGCTTGTGGCTATTTATATCACAGATATAGTTTTCTACTAAATCAATGCCGATCTTTTGCGCTGACAAATTAGGAATTACGAAACGTGTTAGGAATTTCATTTGATGAATTCTTTTATTTGGTTTAAAGCTGTTAATTTTTCATCCATTGCTTGAGAGAAAAAAGTCTGCTGGTACATCAGATTGGTTTGAAAAGCGAGAGACTCTGCATAATTAACCACTCCGTTCTTGAGCTTTTTATCGTCGAGAATCAAAGATTCTGGAATAACGTATCCGCACTTTTTAATTGTATTTGAACAGTCGGCGTCAAACAACATAACAACATCGGACATTAGAGATTCATAGAATCGATTGGCAAGAAAAGCATAATTATTATGAGTATGCTCGTCTTCCATATAAATTGAATATTTATACTTTCGTAAGTCTTCGTTATTCTTTTGCCATTCAAGTTTTGGTATGTAATTGCAGTTACAGCCAAGTCCTTGGAATTTTTTCCAGTTTTTATTTGAAGCAGACAGAAACACTCCTTCAGTCAGGAACTTCTTGAACGACTCTGCTCGCCATTTGCGGTAAGTTCCATAATAAATCACGCCGCTTTTATTTGACATATTAACCGGCGTTCTATCATCGTCCATTATCAATGAATTTAGATTAACAGTAAGCCAGTTATTAATAAAATCATTAAGTTTCTTATTTGCAATGTTCTTGTTCAAGATCCAATGGCGGTATCCTTGTCTGGGATTGTTGCAAATCATATCGTAGCTCAAACCCATGTTTTGAATGCCCCATCGCAAAAGCTGATTGTCTTCAACGTCATGGTCGTTGACCAGCCAGATGTACCGAGCCTTTGGGTTCTTTTCTAGAACTTGGCGGTAAGGAACGTGAGGCATATAAGGCGAAGCGTAGCAGCAGATGATGACATCATACTGCTTCTTTAGAACCTCTGGTAAAAAATATTCGCCATCAAGAAGGTCTGCGCCCAAAGCCTTCTTCAAAATAAGGCTATTGCGACAGTGAACAATTGATGTATCACTATAGTCTTCTGCAAGAGGTTTTCGCTTACTGGTCGCTTCGATTATCAGAATGTTCATTGTCTAGTAATTTTTAAATATTTAAGATATTGACGCTTGGCTATACTTTCACTTGAATAGGGGCCGTAGCAAAAATTTTTACTATTGTTCCAAAAATACCAACCATTGCCAGTCCCAACAAAAAGTTGATCATCAAGACCGTCGTATATTCTTTCAATAGAGTCGCACCAGCATTGAGTTTTGCCGGGTCTTACAATGTGCAAGCCGCAATCAGCGTCAAGTTCGCATTTGTGCCAGACGTTGCCAAAGCCATCGTCTAATTTATTTTGCTCGTTCGAATTCGCCTTGCTCATTTGAATAGAATATTTCTTTGAAAGCTACGTCTTTCAACAATTTTTGACAATATTTGCAAGGTTTTCCCATAGCTATTTTATCATTCCTGTCAATACGAAAGGTAACTAAAGTGTGCTTGGTGTGGTCAATTCTGCCAGATTTGATTACCGCACAAGCCTCTGCATGAAGCCCGCTTCCATCAAAGTACCCGTACTTTTGATTAATTGGATGAGATTTTTTGGAGTTTTTCCCAATTGAAATTATCTTGTTCTTATTCAAGACAAAAGCAAAGTGCCGACACCGTAGTTCAATGTCGTCGTAGATAATAAGATTTCTTGCAAGCTGCACAAGTCTTTCGAACTTCATCCCCCAATGGTAACACATTTTAAAGAGTTCTGTCAATGCTTTTTGAAGCCTAAAATGACAAAAAGCTCATTTTCATTTAAAACTTCGCTAAAACCAAAAAACTTAGAGAAATTTAAATATTTTTCAAAATTCTTTCTGCGCTTGAGGGCTTTAATAAAAATAGATTTAAATTTTAAAGATGAAATAAGTTTTTTAAATTCGTTGTACATCTCATGTCCAGCAATGATGTTTGGGTCCATAAGAACTAAAATTTCTGCTGAAATGTTAGTCTCAGGCTGTATTATAATAGCACCAAAGACTTTATCTTTATTGTCTTTATATACAAAAGAGTATTTAATGTTTTCTAAAATTAAATTTTTATTTTCCTGCAAAAACAAAGAAGGTGATTCAGTTTCGCTTATTCGAAAAGAAGATTGCGTTTTTACAGCAAGCCTTAGTACTTCATTAGCATGAGTTTGCTCCATTTTAACAATAGAGAAACTGTTAATTTTTATTTTGTTTTTACCTGCCATATGCGTGTAATATAATTAAGGGGTAAAAGGAAATGTCAAGGGCTTCTAATCAAAAAGTTAATGCGGAGCTTTTCTCGCTGGAACCAACAGCGTTGTTAGAGTTTTTTGTTATTTACTATGATTATATTAATACTCCAGATGATAAATTATACATTCATGGCGGTACAAATGGCATAAACGGTTCGATTTATTGGCAGGGAATAGAATATTTACCTTTCCCTATTCAAAGTTCTGGTTTTGAAAGTAAAGGCGACGGTTCGTTGCCTAGACCCAAGCTGGCAGTCTCAAATCAAGATTTTTTCGTTTCTAATTTAATTCGACGCTATAATAATTTAGTTGGTGCAAAAGTGGTAAGAAAAAGAACTTTTGCAAAGTTTTTAGATAATCAAAATTTTTCTGACAACAAAAACCCCTACGGTTCTGCTGACGCTACTGCTGGATTAGAAGATCAAGTATTTTATATTCTTAGAAGAGCAACTGAAAATCGTGCAGTTGTTGAGTTTGAATTATCTTCTCCTTTAGAAATTGAAGACGTAACATTCCCCAAGAGATCTGTAATTGCAAGATACTGCGGTTTTCACTATCGCGGCAATGGATGCAAATACATGGGGCCACCAGTTGCTGACGAGAATGACATGCGTTTAAGAAAAGCTGTTGATTTTAAAGCGGGGCTTTTAAGAAGATATTATACAGGAACAGCTGCGGGATATGCTAGTGATCTTAGTACAATGACGACAAAAATTGCAAATTCTACATTTAGTTCTGAAACAGTTCTTTCAAATACAACAGTAGAAAATGCAGAAAATATTGCTCATGAATTTATAGGATATTTTAAAGTAAATGCAAATGAAGCTGGTGTTTATGAATTTGGACTTGATCCTGACGATAGCGCGGACTTATTTATAGATGGAAACAGAATTGCATACTTTTATGGTGGCAGGGGTCAAGCAGGTTCTCCGACAGGAACAACAACTTCTACTCTTTCGTTGTCCGCAGGGTATCATAGAATTTTGATCAGACATCATGAGTACACTGGAGGACAAGGCGTAACTTTATACTATAAGCCGCCTCCAATAACTGGGAGTTCAACTTGGGAGGCTGTACCGGCATCAAGATTTTACTATGATGTTTTAGAGCAAAATACTTTAACTTCTAGTCAAAGATTTTATTCAAATTCCCAGTTAAGTTCTTCCATTCCTCTCGGCAACAACGCTTTGTTGGATGGATTAAATAGAGGCTTGTGGAAAGCAAATGCTGGAGTTTATAAAGTTGGAGAGTTCGTTTATATCGAGAATCATAATGTTAAAGTTGCCAAAAGAGACATAAATGCAATTCCTAACTACACCCCTCTTTTAAGATTTTATGTTTGTGTCAAAACTCATACGGCAAGCGGCGTAAGAAATCCTTCTTTCAATAAAGAATACTGGGTTTGCGACCAATGCTCTAAAACCCTTAATGGATGTAAACTAAGATTTGGATCTGGTGATTATTTACCTTTCGGTGGATTTCCTGGTGTAGAGGAATATTCAGTTTCTTCACAATAATGCAATCAATAATTGAACATGCAAGTAATTCTGAATTAGAAGTTTGTGGATTTGTTTTTGTTGAAAACGGAGATTTAAAAACAGAACCTGCAAAAAATATAGCGGTTTATGCGAATGATGTATTTGAAATTCATCCGTTGGAAATTCTAAGGCACATCAGGAGTGGTAAACTCGCTGCAATTTATCATACCCACCCAACCTCAACAGAACAAGAATCAACATTTGATCAATTCAACTGCGAAAACTCTTGCATTCCTTACATTATTTATAGCAAAGAAACTAAAAAATTTAATTTGTTGCTACCTAAAAAATCACATGTAAAACAAGAATATGTTGAGATACTAAAGAAAAAATATGACTAATGTTTATCTATACGGAGAATTGCGAAACAAATTTGGCGAAGAATTTAAATTCAATATAAATTCTGCTAAAGAGGCTTTGCTCGCAATCAATGCTAATAAAAAAGGGTTTTTAGATGAAATAAAGAAGTTGGCAATGAAGGGGGTCCATTATAGAATGGTGATTGATGATGAGGTTGTTCAACACCCCAAGGAAGCGGAGATTCAAAAAGCTCCAAATGAAATTCATATAGTTCCTATTGTTTGGGGAGCAGGGAAAAATGGTATGGCAATAGGAATGATAGTGCTTGGAGCGGTATTGGTCGTAGCTACGGGAGGACTCGCGGCAATTGGAGGTCCAGCAGCAATGGGAGCTTTCGCGGCAGGAGGTTCTTTAGCTGGAGTTGCAAGTACAGTAGCAATGATTGGTGCATCCATTGCCATTCAAGGAGTCATGTCTTTGCTAACCCCTAAACCAAAAGCGGATTTTAATCAAGAAGTGCAGGCTGGCGGTAAATCTTATTTATTTGGAAATAAACCGGCAAACACATCTCAAGGTCAAGCAGTTCCAGTTGGGTATGGTAGATTAAAGATTGGAAGCTCTCAAATAAGTGCAAGCACAGATCACTATGCTTTAGCAACTGATATTAAGCAATTGATGACTCCTGTTGATAAACCAATCAATGAATATGTTGAGCTAGTAGCCGATGACGAAGCTGCACCAGCCGGTGCTGTAGAAGACATGTTCAGCACCAATCAAGCTGTTGACATGGATGACACTACTACATTTTATACCGTTAATGTTTTAAATTCTTATATTGATATTGTAACAAATAGTGCAGATAAAGTTTTTTCTAATCCTGTTGAAGTTGTAGTCAGAAAAAATGGTGATATAGTTTCTAATCCAGATTTAACAACTTATGATGATAATATAAGTTATGAGTGGGAAGAATTAAGCAATGATAGCTCAAAGGGCAAAGTAAAAATAGAAAATCCATATACAGTTAAATCAGGTCTTCTTGTCAGATCTTATCATATTCCAGATTTTACAGTTCAGTCTATTTTCACTGGATTGAAAAGCAGTCAAACTGGATATTTTCAAAAATATTCTCAAGGTGATTTAGTAAAGTTTGGTCCGTCTCAATTTAATAATTTGAAATTTGCAACTTGGGACACTGGTTATAATTATTTCAGCGGAGAACTTGTAAATTATCCAACAGGCAGTCCTGCAACTGATACATATTTTCAAGCAATAGTTAGTACAGGATTTTCTGGTCAATTGCCAACTGGCGCTGGAAATACCATAAACTCAACATGGTGGAGAAAAATCTTACCGCCAAATCTTGAGTATTTGTATAAATGCGTACCTGCCAATGGTGTTTCTGGCCACTTACCGACAACAGGAGAAATTGCTGGTGGAGCGCCAGTTGCAGAATCAACATTTTGGACTAGAGTTGAAACTCCCACTACTACAGCAGAGATGGATACTTTATTCTCTGACTATCCAGCCTACGAAGATAAAAATCAATATACTTATGTTGATGCAATAGACAATGTATACGAAGGCAAAATAAATGGAACTACAGCAAATATTGATAACTATGGGATGGAGTTTCTTGGTTATTTTTATGTGCCGACAGTTGGCGGCGATGGCAAAAGTTTCATAAAAGATGTTTTTGAAGTTGGAACAGGCACTGGATTGTACGAAATTATTAAAATTGGAGATACGGGACAATGGAGTGGTTTAGGATTTACTGGACTAGGTGGAACAGCTATACCTCCAAGAATAGGCTCAACATTTTATAAAAACCAAACGCAAGGAACTGGAAATGGCAAAATAATGCCAGTAGGCGCATATGAATTTAAACTTGATTCTGACGATGCTTCAGATTTATATATAGATTCTACTTTGGCTAGTGCATATTATAGCGGCCATGCAATGTTTTCTGGATTTGCAAATCCGCCTTGGATCAGTCAACCAAGCAGTGCTGAAATTTCTGGACTTCATTCTTCTACCACAACATTGTATTTAACTGCTGGCTATCATCGCTTACTAGCAAGGCTGCAAGATTTAAGAGGTAGCGAAGGAATTAGTTTGTATTATAGATATGACACTAACAGAGATGGAGTATTTTCAGATTGGCAACTCGTACCAAAAGAAAAATTATTTCATTCCGTTTCTGACCTGACGACACCAAAGACTCAAAAGTTTTCTGATATAGGCAAAAGGGCTTTAATTGTAGGTGCCACTGTAGCTGGAGAAAGATATAAAATAAAAACTGTTGGAACTACAAATTGGACATCTATTGGATCGGCAATTGCTCAAGTTGGAGCGGTTTTTGAAAGAAATTCTACAGCTATTTCTGGCAGTTCTCTCCAACAAGTTGTAGAAGATTTTATAACTTATTCTGAACAAAAATCAGCTGAATCAAATAGAATTGCTAGATTTATATCTGAAAGACCTTTGGTTAAAGGGCAAAGAACAACTGGATATTCATTTTATAAAGCTAGATATCGATGCAAGGTTACTGTAAATAATAGA